GCTCTTGTTGATAATCCATTTGCACAACGCCACTTTCTGTTATATGATCCGCCAAAATTGTTAAGTCTGGTGCAACATAACCATCAGTATCAAAGTTATAAGCAAGCTCTCTCACTTTCCTTTTAGCACGTTGTAAGAAAATAGTTGCGTTACCAATAGATAAAGCATCCACTCCCGCTGAACCATAGTTTGATTGTTTTCTAATATTTATATTTGTTGGAGTAATAGCATCTTGTGAAGAACCAGAACTAACGGCATATTCGCCACCGGTTGTCATACAAATTAAAGTTCTTGTTGCTTTTAAAGATTTAATCGCATTAACTTGATTTGATGCAATAGTATAAACCATAGCATCGTCAGCATCTGTACCAGATGTCATATTCTCATAATCTCCAGATTTTGAGAAAAACATAGTTTGTGGTTGATCGGTTGTTGCAGCAAATACTAATCTTTGTTCAAAGAAAGAAACGCAAGAAGGATGACCCGTGGTATCTGAAAAGGAACCAAGTTGAAAAGATGCTGTGGCATCGGTATTGGTAAAAGCATCTGTAATCGTACAGACTACAACTGTGGTATTTGTTCTAGCTGTAATCTTTGCTTCGCCACCATTAAATTTTATTATTCTGCCAACATCTGTAGTTTGAAATCCTGTACCACCATTAATACCAACTATAGCACTAGCTGTAATATTAACACCCGTTCCCGTACCTGATGATGCTGGAGTTAAAGTAGTTGCCGTAGTATTGGCATCCATATAGGGTCCCTTAGTTCCAAAATCTACTTCTGTTAATGTCCAGGAAGTATGACCCGTTCTTGAAAGTTTCATTACTTCGTGAGAGCTGTGGCAGATATACATAACGTCTGCTGATTGTGCAAATTTAAGATCAAATAATTGTGCTGTCGTATATTCAGTTGTTATTTGATAAATTTTATTGGCAATTCCACCAGATGAATAAGATGTGTAGCCAGATGAATTAATGTCATTACCATCAACGTCTTGTAATTCAAAAGTGTTAGTAGTTTTGTCAGCTACTTTAAATGTTTTACCATTTACTTCCGTCATACCTACAACACCAGAAATATTTACAAAATCCCCATTAGAATAACCATGAGAACTAGATGTAACCACGGCTGGATTAGCAGAAGTTATTGCAGTAATAGTTTTATTGCCTTCTGTAATTTGTCCGTTGTCTTTAAAGAAACGAATATATTGATTACCAAATTCTAAAACGTAAGTTTGTTCAGTTGAAAATGAAAATGGAATTAATCTTGTTGAATTAGCAGATGTTTTAATTTCAGATACAAAATAAGTACCTGGTCGTCTCGTTACTGGACCATGTGGTAATACAACAAAATTTTCAATGTTGCTTGCGCCATTAAAGTATTTGGCAAAATCTGTTCTACCCTCCATAGAGGATGAAAGCTCCCCAGCCGTAAAGCTCGGTATGCTTAAAAGTTGTTTAGGCATATTTAGTATCTACTTGTTATAAAATCTTCAGTTATTATTTGATCTGTTGGTCCAACACTAGGATCAGTATTGTAACCTTCACTTGCGTCTGTATGTCTTGCTTCAGATAATTTTGCTTGGTATTTTTCTGCCATAAGTTTTGCAACTTGTAAATTAGATGTTATGGCATAAGCTATATCTTGTGCTAAACAAGCTGATATAGTTTCTCTTAACAAAATATCTAATTGGTTGACATCTGATTCCATGGCTAAATAAATTAAATAGACTTCACTTTCGCCTATTAATAATTTTCTACCTTCAATTTTGTAATCTGAATTGTAATCTTTAATTTGTAAAACACGCAAGCAATCCGATGGTAAAGTATATTGATAAGCAAAACCCCAAGCTGGAGTATCGCTGTCTTGCGCTAATTGAACTCTTTTAACTAAACAGTTCCAAGGATGAGATCTATAAACTGCATCTCTAACTGTTTCATATCTTTCGTTGCATATTCTTGCATTTTTAGAATTTTCAGTAAGAGCTGTTATTGAACTAGCTCCTAATTGATTTAATGCTGAATTACAAATTTGTACTACTGATGCCATATTAATCCTTTTTAATTATATATTTTCTTCTTAATGTTCTTGGTTTTGTTAAAGCAAATATTTCTGCTTCAGTTAATTCTTCTTTAGTATCAAAACCATAATGATACTTATTATCGTTTTTAAATCTGTCTACCAAAACATATCTATAAATATGATTTCCACTTTTAAAATGTAAGACAAGTTTTGGTTTATCTAACTTTTTTGTCATTGCATCCTAGGCGGGTTCCACTCTCGCTTTCCCCGCCTAAAATTCTTTTTTACTAGTTGCAAACGTAGTGTATGCAGAACGACATATCGCCTTCAGTTCCACCCGCAGCAGCCATAGTAGCCGCTATGTAGTAGAAACCTCCAGGATCTGAACTTGCTCCAGCCATTTCCCACATTGCTTTACCAGCAGTGTTAATGTCAGCAGCTTCGTGTCTTACATCTGCTATTGCAGCAGCATCAGCTACCGCACTTGCAAAGTAATCTTCGTCTACTACTGTTCCATTGCTTTGATAAATTCCAACATTGAAAGTACATGAACCGCCAAATGTATCTGATCCTACCCATATTTGAGGTACAATC